GGATTTACAATCCCCTGAAGTCACCAATGCTTCTCAACATCCTTTGTTTGGCTGGCAAACCTGGGCTCGAACCAGGGACATCATGATTAACAGTCATGCGCTCTACCAACTGAGCTATATGCCAAAAGGGTATACGTCTCATATACCTAGTATTTCGTTTTGTATACCGTATAATACTTACTACGGGGTTAAGTCACCGAGAATCCCCAGTTTCCTATTAGGAACCGGCTAGTTTACCCCAGTCCCAATCACCTTCCATACCATTAATAGAGTATTCAGTAACACGCTTCTCGAAGAAATTGTCATGGGACACACCATTAAGAATCCAGTCTAACCAAGTCAGTGGATTCTCTTTTACTTTGAAGTTAGTCTTAAGACCTAGTTGAAGCAATCTACGATCGGTAATATATCGGATATACTGCTTAACATCTTCTTTAGTAATACCTTCAATATCATATTCGGCAAATGCAAGATCAATAAAGTTATCTTCAAGCATAACTACATCTCGAGCCATCTGATAAATCTTAGCTTTAAATTCGTCATTAACTACTTTAGGGTGCTCATTACAGAACTCCCTGAATAGCCGTGAGTTACCTTCTACGTGTACAGTCTCATCTCGGATAGACCATTCAACAATAGTACTCATACCTTTCATCTTACCAAACCGTTGTAAGTTAAGTAGCATAACAAAGGAAGCAAACAAAGATACCCCTTCGTTTAATACTGACTTAGCTAATGACAAGGCCAAGCCCGATTGTGTTGATGAGTCAGACCTAGCCATAAAGTCAATCTTGTCCGACATTTCTTTATAGTCAAGAAACTTATGAAACTCTTCGTCAGGTAAACCTAAGGTGTCGTTGAGTAAAGCATAAGCACGTTGATGAGTACCTTCACGACCGGCAAAGGAACCTAACATAACTCGTACTTCATTGTTTTTAAACTTAGGAATTAAGAAGTCATAATAGTTCTGACCTACTTGTACATCGCCCTGAGTAAACAACCGTAAGATATTAGTAATAAAATCTTTTTCACCATTTGTTAACTTGATTTTCCAATCATTAACGTCTTCAGATAAGTCAGCCTCATCCTCTGTCCAGTGAATCTCTTCGTGTTTCTTAGTAATTTCTACAGCCCATTCATGGTTAAATGGTTTGTAGGTCTTAGAGAAATTTAGTAATGATGACATATTATCCTTCACAAGCTTTACATTCGTTATCTTCTTGAACTACTTCAGTTAACTCTTTGTAGAGTTCGTTGAATCCCCCAATGTATACACCATTGAGATATACCTGAGGTAAGGATCTAACATCAGGTCGTCCTGTGATTTCTGCTGCTGTTTTGCCTGTAGTTGTGATGTCAACATATTCAAATTCAATTCCTCGGGAGTCAAGCAAGGACTTTGCCATAGTGCATTGGGGGCAGTTTGGTTTACCATAAATAATTGTTTCCTTAATTTCAATCAATTTGTCTTCCTTTACCTTTTCAGATACATTCTCTGCCCGTTGTTTAGCTTCGGTACGTAAGTAGTATAAACCTTTAAGACCTTTATCCCATGATTTAAAGTGTACCGAGTTAACATAACTTCTGTCAGCACCTGCAGGGAACGCCAGATTAACTGATTGCCCTTGGCAGATATATCTTTGACGATCTGCTGCATGGTCTACAACCCAATGCTGATCTAATTCAAAGAATGTTTTAAAAATATCTTTTGTTTCTTTGGATAAATCTAAGTGTTGAATACTACCTTTGTTAATAATAATAGAAGACCAAACAGCTTCTGTATTCATACCTAGTGCATCAAGCTTCTTCTCAAGGTATTTGTTTTTAACTAGGAAAGAACCTGCACGGGTACGGTGAGTGTAAGCATTTGCCTTATTAGGCTCAATACTAGGAGACGTACTCAGTAAAATACCTGAAGAAGCGTTAGGTGCAATAGCTAGTAGGTGAGCATTACGTTTGCCGCTACCAACCATATCCAAGGCTTCTCCACGATACTCACCTAACCAGTAAGTTTCTTTTAAAGCTTGTTGCTTAATACGACTGAAGATAGTAATGTTGTTTAGACGGGCTTCATCAGATTCAAAAGGAATACCTTTACGTTGTAAATATTCATGGAAACCCATAGCACCCAGACCAATAGAGCGTTCATGTTTAGCTGAGAACACAGCCCGTGATAATGCATCATGAGCGTTCTCAATAAAGTATTCTAGTACGTTATCAAGCATACGTACTAAGTCTTCAACCATATGGGTATCTTTCCAGTCATCGTAGTATTCTAAGTTGACTGAAGATAAACAGCATACTGCGGTACGGTCTTCACTGGTAGGTAAATGAATTTCATTACATAGATTACTACCGTGAATTTTAAGACCTTTATCCTTTAGTTCTTGTGGTAGAGCTTCATTAGCTGTGTCAATGAAGTTAAGATAAGGTTCACCAGTACGAAAACGAGTCTCAAGTAACTTAGCCCACACAGTACGTGCATCTAGGAACTCGCCTGTATTGCCTACCTTAGGGTCTACTAGTTCGTATTTACTACCTGCCTTAACTGCTTCCATAAACTTGTCTGAGATGTTGACAGCGTTGTGTAGATTAAAACATTTGCGGTTAGTATCTCCGGTAGGAATACGTAGACCAATGAACTCAAGAATATCAGGATGCTCAATGTTAAGGTAAGCAGCATAAGAGCCTTTCCTTGTTTTACCTTGTCGGTATGCAGTCATATCCGCATCTACTGTATGTAAGAAAGGAATAGGGCCAGGTGCCACATCAGATACTGAACGAACATCAGACCAATGACCACCAACACCACCACCCATCACAGACAACCAACGTAGCTCAGATGAGTGATCAATCAAACCTTGGACAGTATCAGGTACGTATGTAAGGAAACAACTAATAGGTAATCCTTTAGCTTTCTGACCGTCAATAGGCGCATTTGAAAGCACAGGAGAGGCAAACATAAACCACTTCTTAGACACATAGTCATACAGACGTTGTGCCAAGTCTTCGTCTCGTACACCTTTGTATACGCTCCATGCCCATGCTGCTCGTGCAAACACGTCTTGTGGGGAATTCTCACCCTCTTTAGAATAAAAATCCATGATCATATCTACAGCATAATCTGTAAGCAAAGTATCACGGATGTATTCAATCTTAATATTCATTGTTGTTCCTTGTTAGTATTTATTGTTAGGTATTAGGTACCAGCTATTCTCGCTACATTAGCAAAAGAAATATTTTGAATTAATTACTTCGGCTAAGTCTAAATTACCTAGCTCAGGTTGTTCAAAAGTAAAGGAGTCTTTGTTAAGCATCAAAGTATCTTTAAGTACTTCAAAGAAGTTTTCCACATCATATTGTGCAATGAATGTTACTTTAGTTACTTCTTGTAGAAAGTCCACTTCATCAGCATGGGTACTAAATGAGTCGTGAACCGCACCAAATGAACCATTGAAAGAAACAATAGTGTTAGCCATATGAGCAGCATCATAGGAATGAACAACGTTAGGGCTAATACCAGACGCAAAACTACGGCGGCAAGGTACACGCTCATTAGTCTCTTTATTAATAACATCGACTTTAACCACATGCATGACACGACCGTCTTTGTTGCCTTGAATACCTTTAATAGTACCACGTTGTTTCCTTTCATGTTGTAGGTTAGCCTTATACACTACAGGAAAACCACTTGGGGTATGCCAAGTCAGATTGTTACGGTCAGAGTTTAATTCATGTTCAGCTATTTTCTGTAGGAACTTAGTAGTTTTCAGTGGACCAGCACATACACTGTTAATAGCTTTAATAAGGTTACTGGAAAGGTTATTACAGTCATCTTCACTGATACCATACTTTACCGTAAAGCCTTCCATGTGACAATCGTCATACATGTTCTTTGCAATACGTTGCTTACCCGCTGAGTATGCTCGGGTCATAGAACCACGTTTGGCAATGCCTTTACGGATATGTTTCATGGGCATTTGTTTTTCATTGAACCACTCAGGCATAACAGTAATAAGCTCTTTAGCCACAGCTACATAGAAGTCTTTCTGAATAGGAGTAGGTACTAAGGAGACTAATGTACCTGCTTGTTTATCCTTAGACATAGCTGCCAGATGTTGCCAACCGTTGTTACTACCATCAATAGGAATAGGAAACCCTGACATGTATTCTTGTCGTAAGATTTTACACTTATGATATGCAGCAATCTCAATACAACAAGCTAAGAAGCTATAAGGTTTTTCGGCACTGTGATCAATGTATTTAGCACGAGCTGATTGAATAATAAACTCTAGGTTATGTTTAACCCATAGAGCACGATCATCCAGCGTCATTTTATCTACAGAGATAGTGTCCAGACCTTCATCTTGGAGGTATTTAGCATAATCTGTGGTAAGGTATACCATACTTTTAAGCTCATCGATTGAATATGATTTGTTGTAACAAGCTGCAGTGTGCACACTAAGCCAGTAGTAGCCTCGTTCACTGACCCGTTTTTTGTTAGCAAACAAAAACAAGGATCGAGCAAGATCGCTTCCTTGGAATTCAAGAAAGGATTCAGCGTAATATACTCGTCCACGATAGTCACAGGATACCTCTTGATAAAATGTTTTGTTACCAACCAACTCAGCCTTCTTAATGACTTGATTATACTCAAAGTATTTACTAAGCATACGTTGTAGCTTAGGGTCTTTCTTACCTAAGAATTTTGTACCGTCAAGGTTATTAAGCTTCTTTGGTAAGTGCAGGTTTTCATGGTGGATATTGTATAGTTGGATCTCACCATTTTCATCGACTAACTCTAGTACTTCTGGTGGTTTAACCGCTTTCATAGCAGACAACAATGGCTGATTTAATTGCCAAGGTTGTTGGCGTAACCCTTCAAGACTTTGAATGAAAGGTTTACTTAAGTACTCGTGAAACAGTTTACTGTTAGTCCATCCTTTAATAAAAGGTTCTTTAGTTAAAGGGCTATATAAACCAGCAATAGGTAGTAAGGGCTCAAAAGAAGTACCGATAAGTGTAGGCTTAATGTCATCGTCCATATTAACAATACGAACTAAGTAAGGTGCCTTACGACCATCGTATTCTCTGAAGATATCTATTAGGCTATCTTGTAGGAATGTCTCAAGTAGAAGATCTCCCAGAGACAAAGTAGTTTTGATATCTGATTCGTCAGCCCCAATACCTCGGGCAATTCTTTTTCCAATAAGATCAGATGCAAATGTGAGTTTAACGGATGCTGAATGGGTAGCATTTTTATTTCGGATACAGTACTTGAGTAAGGTATCCCATGCCTCATTGATAAATCGTTCGAGATCATACTCCCAAGTTGAATGATGTGCCAGAAGACGAGCACCTTCATTCTGAATCTTATCTGAGTTGAGGGCAATCTTCGATACACGTTCAGTAAGATATTGTAGTGGATTCATTTTGTTATTTAATCAAAGTCAACAAGAGAAGTTTTCTTTAGACGACCTGTTTTAGAGTCGTAGCTGGTACTACCACAGTCACCAGTTTTACCTGTGAACCGTGATTTAAGTACCCGTAACTTAATAGTGTTACGTAGTTGCTCTGTCTCAGCAATCATGTTACGAGCAAAAGCAATAATGTCAAAGGAAATCTGTTTGATAGAACCAGAACCTTTGATATCGTCAATAGAAGGTAAATGACCTTCTTCAAAAGGCTTTTCACCTTTACGTAGGTGAGATACAACACCTAACCAGATGTTGTGCTTCTTACATAGCTTAAGTAAGTCAGACATCAATGAGTCAACAGCCTCATTACCTGTTTTACCTTTAGAACCTTCACTTACAGCAATAGTAATGTGGTCTAGGATAATATACTTGCAACCCATTAAAGCTAGTCGTTCCATCTTGTCTACTAGAGACTCATCACTTACAGAACCTTGATGATCAAGTAAAACCAACCGTTCATCACCAAACACTTTATTAAAGGCAGCATACTGTTCCTCTTCGGTTACGTCATCTACAGTAAGGTTCTTCTTAAGTTCCATACCAATAAATTTCTCTGCAGTATCACCCACAGATTCCTCTAATGATACCATGCCTACCATATCCCCAGTCTTTTCAAGGATATTTAAGACAATCTCTTTAATAACAGTTGACTTACCTGAGCCTGTGCCTGAGGTAAACAAAACAATTTCGCCCAGCCGCATACCAAAAAGTTTCTCATTCAGAGAGTCCAGGCAATGAGGGTAAGGCAAAGATACAATTGTTTGCTTAAGCTTAAATTGTTCCCATACAGCCTCGCCTTTAACAATACCAGCAGGACTCATCTCTTTGGCATCAAAAATACATTGCATTAGCTTTAGTGATCCATGTTTAATAAGCACATCACACGGATCTTTTTCAGGTAGCGTAACTAATTTGACTTTATCATAGCCAATTATCTTAGCAGCTTCTTGAGCAGCTTTTTGACCGGGTTCATCCATGTCAAAGCATAATACTACCTCATCGAAAGATCGTAACCACTCGCGCTGTTCAAGGATGAGAGACTTACTGCTAGCTGACGGGACCGCAACCGCTGGATAAAATCGTTGATACTTATCGTATTGTGCTTGAGCAACTGCCAGAGCATCGAGTTCACCCTCAGCGATAACAATCCGTTTTCCTCCAGACGATACACTTTGTCCGAAGAACTGTACATCCTTGAATTCACCGTGGATATTAAACTTCTTTGGTAGCTTACGTTCTTTGTATGCCACAATCTGACTGTCCTTAGTATAAGGATAGAAGTGGCTACTGATAGTACCGTCTTCTGCATAGCTAACTTTAACGCCGTAGTATGCAGCAACTGTTTTTGTAATACCTCGTTCTTGAAAACCACGGGTGTCATAAGATTGAATTTCATTTAGTGTGTGCATATCGTAATTTTCTTTGGTATATGTTGAAGACTTTACTTCAGGATTGATAGGTGAATTCTTATTACAACTAAAACAAAAGCCCCATTCATCTTCATCTTTATAAGAAAAGGCATCTGATGAATGACATTTAGGGCATGGTGCATGGTACCAACGACTCATATTTAATTCCAATATTGATCTTCTTGAATTTCCCTGATACGCTGTCTACGTTGTTTAGCTTCTTGTTGTGTTTCTTTTTTACGCTTAAACTGATTCTTGAACTCGTCCTTTAAAGAAGGTAAGTCTTCATCATATTGTTTTTCTTGTCTAGGTTTCTTACTCATAATGTTTTAGGTTTCAGGAATTTTACTGCTCCGATGTTACCGTTATACCAGACACGCTCTCCATTAGGGAGTTCATCTCTTGATAAGACTTCACATTGCCACTGCTCAAAGACTTCGCTGTATGTAAGATCTCCTGGACCAATGCACCATTTGTAGATAACAAATGTAAAAGCCTCAGATCCGTAGAGCTTAATATCATCAAGCAATTCTCTGCAGCTTGACTGATAGTTGCGCCAATCAGATTCCTTGCGTGTGACAGTACGGCGGCTTGCTCCGGGTTTAAGTTTTCTTGATACACTTATTAATTGCTTTCTTCCAATGTATCGTCTTCCTGTTTCAAGGTTTTCGATGTAGTAGATGAATCCAAAGGCGTTGTCTGGTCGTTCTGTAAGGGGGTGCCATTGTCCGTAATCTTCCATTGTAGTTTCTCTTGTAGTTCTTTATAGGTTAATGGTCGGCAGTTGTCTGCGCTATCTCTGATCCAGATTAGATTAGCTGATTTAACAAAGTCAGATTCCCATGTGTTACCGCATTTAATACGGTAGGTATCTAGCACAACAGATAACAGTGTTTCTACTGGTTTATCAGATAAAATTTTCTCAGCAGTCTTTGGTCCAAGACCTTTAATACCCTGAATATTATCTGTAGCATCTCCCATAAGAATTTGTTTCATTAAGAAAGTATAACCTTGTTCGGGTGTTACTTTATAAAACTCTTTCTTACGGAAGTTATAGTGCCAACCCGGTAATGCATCTAAGTCTTTGTCAATATGACAGACAATAGCTGATTTACCTTCTTCTTGAGCTAACTTAAAAGCAATACCACAGTAGTCGTCAGCCTCAGCATTGTCAGATTCAATACAGAAGTCTTGAGCGTACTTGTACAGCATTTCTAACCTGTCTTTTACTTCAGGCTCTAGTGTATCTTTACGATTACCTTTGTAGTCAGATGCTGCTTGATATCGAAAGTTATCTTTACCTTTAATAAATACTGCACCACTATATGCAGATACTTCTGACATAATCTCAGCTAAACGTGAATCAAAAGCTTTTTTACATAGTGCAGGTGATGGTTGGTAGTGTGCTATTTGGTACAGAATAGAGTCTGCATCAATAATAGCTACGTCAAATGTTTCTTCAGTCATTAGTGTACTTCCGCATAATTAGTTCCGACATGAGCATCACCACCCATACACATAACACCAAAAGCTTTAGGTGCTTCTGTAAAAGCTTGGATAGATAATTGAGCTACTTCTTCGGCATATTCTTCTTTAACTACCACAGCTAGCTCGTCATGGTAATGTAGTGCAAAGTAGTGTTTAATACCACGCTTATTTAGTTCATCACGTAGCCATACAATAGCTGCTTTGCATGTGATACCTTCAGCTGTTTGTAATAGGTAGTTTAGTACTTGATGTTTAGAACTTACAAATACCAGACGACCATCTAAGCCACGGATAAAAGCATTATCTTTACCAAACGCATTTGATGTATTATCAAACAAAGCACCTAGAGAATCTTTAAGTTCTTTTAATCCGGGGATACTAGATTCATACAATGCTTTAGACTGCTTACCAATGTTAGCATTAGATTTTCCTGTAAGGATTAAGCCAAGCTTTGCATCGCCACCACCAAACAGATAAGCATATAGCCAAGGCTTAGCCGTTTTACGGGGCGTTTCATATACTCCAGATAAAATGTTAGCATTTTTCGTGTGTACATCTCCATTGATTACCTCATTAGTGAAATCATCATTACCAATATAGTGGCATAAACCACGCATCTGATTACCTGCCGAGTCAGCACCCACAATGACTGTCCCTGGTTCACATACCAGTAGAGATCGCATTTCTTTTCCGTAAACTGAGTCCACAGAAGGTAAATTAGCAACAAGCTCGTGACGACATCTAAAAGTGGGAGTACCAATGGTCCACATACGACCGTGTAAACGATTATCCGGGGATGTCTTAACAGCTTCAATCCACCCTTCCAAGATACCTTTCCTTGATCGGATTGTATAGTATTCACTGACCAACATAGCATCAGCACCCAAGCGTTCCAAAGAACTCTCAGTGATTTTAGGAGATTTATTAACAAATTTACCATTAATTTTCTCCACATTCCATTCGTCAGGTACCCATCCAATAGAGTACAGCCAGTCCTTTACTACTTCAATTGATCCGACTTTGCCTTGTTCAAAGCTAATTCGGCAGTATGGGCCTTCAATAGGTCTCGTAGTTCTTCCTGACTCTTGTGGTAAATTAAAGTGTTTGACAGTGGCAACTGTATAACATCCGTCTTTACGCCATGCTGGTTCTTTGAATTCATCTTTACCATCCGTCTTAATACACCTCATACCAATACGAGGCTCTAATACATTCTCAATGGCATTTAGTTTGTTGTTGATTTCCGTCAGTAATGTTTGAGCAGAGGACATATCAAACATCCAACCTTTTTGGCGGATATCAGATTCTATCTTAGCAAATTCAAACTCTACGTTAAGACCTTGTTTGTATAGAGGGTTCTTGGCAATAAGCTTTCCAGCTTCTTCTACCAGTACCTTATAGACTTTAACGTTAAGCTCTACATCTCGGATACAATATGTAAGCATTTCATCTGAGTACTCATCGAACTTATCAAATGAAAGCTTGGGGTAGCCTAATTTAGAACCCCAACCCTCAAGCCCATGTTTGTGGTCTCGTTTATATTGATTACATTGAGACATTACCCATGTATCAACCACTTGTTGATGTGGTTTAGGTACCCATCCACATAAATGTTTTAATACAACATTATCATAACCAATAATGTTGTGGCCAATGATAACATCAGCGGTATGAAGCTCTTCTAAACCATTTTGTAATTCATAATGATCGGGATTACCATCTTTACTTACATACTCCTTTACTTCACCTGTATCAGGATTAACTAATACAAGCATCCAGATTTTGTTGACTTCAGGCATAAAGCCATTAGTCTCGATATCAAACACATATCTTTTCTTAGTCATGAGGATAGTAAATCTTGTGCGTATAGTGTGGAGTAGGGTGCTTCCAGCATTCTGGCTTCCATTTCTTCGGGATCAAAGAAGTATTTTTCTTTGTCATCTTTTGGATTGTATTTAAGACCTTTTACTTTAAAACCTTTTCTTCCGGTAAGGTTCTGACAGGCATGAACAAACTCATGACATACAATGTCAGTAAATTTACTGAACATATATGTGTTGTCTTCCCAATCATTTAGGAAAGGGTCTCTCATTTGGATTAGCATAATACCTTCATCCTCATTATACATAGTGAGACCTTGGGACATTGCGTCTTCTCCATACTCTACTAGGCAGATAGAGATAGTCACAGGTTTCTCTGTAACTTTTACGTTAAACCTTTTAGTGTAGTCATCAAGGATATTAAAGAAGATATCCTTAACATCCTTTTGACAGTTGTGTATTGATGATACAGTAACTTTTAGATTTTTATATTTATTCATAGTTAATATTGTAAGTAGGTGTACTACTTTCTTTTACGTTAGGCGATCCTAACTTGGTTAGCTCTTCAGCCATACACCCAATTAGGTTATTTTGTGCTTCAATAGTATCATTTGCTTCCTCAACTTCATTTGTCAGCTGCCAGTTCTTCCATCCAATCCAGACAAAAGCTGCTGCAATAATAAGTAGGTAGTCTGAATTCATAGTAATCCTGTCTGTTTAAGCCATTCAATATCGGCAAATTTATTGGGGTCAAATACTTCGTTTACAAGAATAAAGTTGTCTTTAAGGTATTGAACTCCTTTAAGACACTTATACTCGGATTGATACACCACACGAACAATACCGCAAGCGTATATAAGCTTAGCGCAATCAATACAAGGGGAAAGAGTACAATAGAGAGTGCTACCCTGAGTAGACAGGTTAGAACGAGCGACTTTAGCAATAGCTTGGGCTTCTGCATGCAATACAGGGTTACTTTGTGTATCATTGTCTGTACCTCGTGCTGTACCATTGTATGAGAAGGCAATGATGTTATCATCCTTAACAATAATAGCACCTACCTTACGATCTTCTGCGTATGATTGTTGTGCAATTAATGAGCAGATATTTAAATAAAAGTTATCCCAATCTTTTTGGTTTTTCATATTGTCCTCGGGCAAAGTCGTAGTCAGATTCTAATTCAGAAATGGTATCTAAGATATAATCTAGTTGCTCTTTCAGGTAATCATTAAGTGGTTTTTCGAATATAATAGTAACATCTACTGTACCGTTCTTAGTATCAACGATCATAGTATTCTTTCCATTTAGCCCATGTAGTCAGCTTCTTATCGTAGCTATCTTGAATAACAATATTATCAAGCTGGAGTTCTCGAGTCATACGGTGCAGACAGTATTGTAGCTGACCAATCTCTTCTTCTAACTTAGTTTTATTACTTATCTTATCAACAGGACTTACAGTATGTAAGCCAAAGCGTAGTACCTTCATAATGTTTTGAGATACCTCAGAGCACTCTTCAGCTGTTGTGTATAGTGTGTACTTGTCCATCAGAATTTTACCTCAGTTGTGTCTACAATAGACCATGATTCATTTAGATTTTTATTCAAGATATAA